CCACTTGCGCCGATTGTGATTGAATGCGTGCGTCAATGTCGCCAGACAGTTCAAGCCGAACCACCGACACGCCGCCGCCGCCTTGCGGGTTTGGCGTTGCTTTCATTTTGGAAAGCGGGATAATATCGCCGCCTGTGTTAGGCCGGAAATATTCGGGCCGCGTTCCTTCATTGACGCGATAAACCTGCCCAGCAGAAACAGGCCCGCCAGATGCACGGCTCTTGCCGCCGAATAGGCCAAAAAAGCCACCGACTGCGCCACCGATGCCACCAGCGGAGACGCCTAGCGATTCCAGCAATGGCTTAATGACAAGCAACTGGATTGTCAGTTCGATAAGCTGGGCAAGAAACCGCTTGCCAGTGTCTTCCAAAACATCGCCTAGATTGCCGCCGTTGACAATCGCGTCGGCGAGGCCACGGTTCAAATCTTTAAGCGCGTCAACGCCAAATTTTTCAGTTTCATCCCCAAAGTCGAGTTCGTTTATATCTTTTAGATACTGCGCCGATGGCGATAGGTTGGCGTTTTTGGCGTCAGTTTGTGCACGGCCTTGCCTGATTTTAGTCAGCGCAATTTCGGCATCCAACTGCTTTCGCTTTTCGTCGCTTATGCCAGATTGTAATTTTGCTTCTTCCAGAGAAGCAATGCGGGTATTAAATTCAGCATTAACAATATCAAGCGCAATTTTGCGGCGCTGTTTTATGCTTGTCGCCAAGTCATATTGAATGCCCAAATTTTCAAGCAAAATTTGCTTTTCTAATTCAGCAGCGTCCGCGCTTTCCTGCGTTTGTTGCGCCAAAGAATCGCGGTTAATCTGTAGCGCAAGAAGGCCCGGTCTGGCCTCCGCAACAATGTTTCCCTGCGCATCTAGTTCCGCCGACGTGCCGTATAGTTCATCAATAACGGCTTGCTGCGCCTTCCGTTGGTCTTCGGATAAGCCAGTGGTTTGCGCTAAGTCAGCAACTCTCTGCGCTTTTTCAAGTTCAAGAATCTGCTTTTCAAATTCCTCCCGGTCTTTCGCATTGACGGCAAGCTGCGCTTTTGCTTGCAATATCTCGGCGTCCAATCGGCGCTGTTCGGAGTCCGAACGGAAAAGCAATTCCTCTGCGCTTGGCCCTGATGCCCCGCGAGAACCGCCACCCGCCCGGCCAGCACTTGACGTGCCCGCGCCAGTTGTCGGCGCTGGAGTCGCGTCGTTTTTCGGTGGGGGTTTTATCACCCCATCAGGAAGAGTTGAAAGAAGTTTAATGTTGGCGCGTTCCTGCCTTATGAGCGCCTGTTGCTGGGCAATATTTTCCCTATCGGACTTGCCGCCACGAATGTCTAATCTGCTAAGAACGCCACCAAATGCGTTAAACTGTCCAGCTACGACCCGGCTCCGAGACTTATTTAATGAAGTTTGAGCCTCTGCAATGTTTGCCTGTGAAACGGCAATGGCCGCAAGGCGAGCGTTAGCCGCAAGTTGCACATATTTGGCAATAGTGCGCCCCATTGCAGCGCCTAACTTGTCAAATTTGCCCCCCGCGATTTCTGCCGTTGCACCGGATTTTCCAACAGGTATTCCAGCAGCCTCCGCCGCCGACTTATAGGTCTTAAACCGCTCCTCCGCATCCGCCAGTTTGTCCGTAGCATTGGCCGTCGCGTCCGCTAGATTGTTGCTTTCCGTAACCAAATAACCGAGCGCAGTAACCAGCGCAGTTACAGCAAGAAAAGGAACCGTTTTGCCAAGCGCATTCATAGCCAGCGCAGTTTTTGTCGCCGCAGCAGTCGTGCCATTTAATGCCGCCGCAAGTCCAATGCTTGCAACCTTTAGACCCGTAGACGCTACCGTTGCCGCCACAAGCCCCGACACATATCTAACGCCGATTACAGCGCCGATAGTGGCAAGTGCCGGGATTATCTTATCCAGATTGTTCGCAAGCGCACCAATGCCCGCAGCCAGCGCAGCCGTTACGCCGTTTGATGCCGATGCCTCGCCAACATATACGGTCAACTGGCTTGATAATGCCGTGAACGCGCCAGCCAGTGTCAGCGTTGCTTTATTGGCTTTACCTTCAAGTTCGGCGCTTCCGTTCAATATCGCTTGATAAAATTCTTTGCTTGTAACCGTGCCCTCGAGAACAGCCAACCGCAACTTGGCTACGCTACCGCCAAAGCGTTCGGTATTAGCCGCAACCTGCAAAAGGGGACGCAACCCGCCCTCGTTTATCTGGTTAAACTCGTCCGTTCGGACAATGCCACTAGACAACGCCTGCGTAAGGCCAAGCAATGCACCCTGCGCTGCAACGGCACTGGTTCCCGTTATCTTCAACGCTTGTGCGCTGGCCTCGGTAATTTGCACTAGCTGCGCTTCAGACGCGCCCAATTCCGCAGCCGCTTGACTTGATTTGCCGTAAAGGTCAGCCAGTTCATTGATCGAAACGCCGTATCGCGCCGACAGGTCAAGCAACTGCGATTGCACATTGGCAAGGTTCTGGCCTTCCAACCCCGACACCCGCAAGCTATTTTGCAGCCGCGTAAAGTTGTCAATAAGCGAACCAATTTGCTGAACGCTAAACGCCCCAGCCAATGCACCCGCGATACTGCCCAATGAATTAGATATAGCGCCGCTGGAACGCTGCATCTGGCGCTCCAAATCTCGGATAGCGCCTTCCTGCTGACCAAGGCTCGAAGCCACAAGCGAAGTTGTGGATTGTAACTGCGCCCGATACTGCTTTAAGTCGGCGCGAATTTCAAGAATTAAGGGGTCAACTTCAACAGCCATTATACAACCCCATGCGCTTTGTTAAACTCGCGCAGACGCCTTGCGTCGGCCTCGCTTATTGGCTTTTTGCCATCGCCGCTATCATTGTGCGCTTCTAATGCCTCGAAATATGCGCTCATTGAAGTTCGCTCCCAATCGAGATGCAAAACACCGCAACTCGCTATTATGCTTCCTTTTGGGAGAGGTTCTGGTCGGCCTCTTCGCTTACGGCCACTTTTTTTTTAACCTCAACCCCCTCAATGGTTGCTCGCAAGATTGCCCATGCAACCCCCAAGCATTCGGCTATAGGACGCACTGGAAAGCAATAATCATCTACTAACTGCTTTGCGTCTATCGGCGTCTGCCCGCCGCCTATCAAGCCGAGACGGATAGCCTCGCGTATGTCTTTTGCATGAGCCTTGCCGCCGCCCATAAAAACAGCGTCACCGTCAGCCGATAAGCCAAGGCCCGCGCTCAATTCCTCATATATTTCAAAAATGGATTTACTGCGACGGGCACCATCGGCATCTAGCCCACCGCAGTTTCTTTCCAATTCGAATATCTGTGGCAAGAGCAATGCAAAATGATATTCGCCATCGGCAAATTTAAGATCGACGCCGGTGTCCATGGACCTTTACCTTATGGCGCTGCCACGTAGGTTAGGTCGCCTTCACCTTCAAAAGTGAACTCTTGGCTGGATTCACCTTCAGTTGCGATGCTCTTGTTGTTTGCCGTCAAGATTGCAAGGCCGGAATCCGTGCCAAGCAAATCACCGCCCGATGTGCCATCATCAGCGTAATACTCAATTTTGTAATTTACCTTTTTGCCAAAAAGGTTTGTGCGAATTGCAGCTTCAATCGTCGCGTTTGTCAGGCCAGTGCTAGTCGCCGTCCAACTTGTGCCAAGGATTTTGACTTTTTGCGTGCCTGGCACGTTAGGGGTAGCGCAATCACGAACGCGAGTGCTTGACGTTTCGGCAACGTGATTTACATTTACGTCAACCACACCGCAAAGCGCCGTAAAGACTGGCGTTGCTGCCATGTTGCTGTATTTGATAAGGGCAAAATCATATTGGACAGGACGAGACATACTTGGGGTTCCCTTTGAAATTTGGGAAACACTAGCCCGCGTTTGCCGTTTAATTTACCGCCGTCTTTTATTGTTGACCTTGCTTTTAATTGCGCTAATTATGCCGCCATGACAATTCAGCACGCCATAGGCCAATTACAAGACCCGACGCAATACAAGATATGGAGCAGCGAGGTCGCGCTTTTCATGATCCTCGCCTGTGGAGGAGCGTGGGTTGGCTATAGCGCGTTCGACCGCGCTGGGAAGTCCCGCAATATCGGGCAGACTTTGGGATGGTCCTTGGTAGTCGCCTTGTCCGCGCTGATTGCTAGCTACGGACTGATATTGCTTATGGTTTTGGCTGTATAAAAAACCGAAATAGGCTGCAATGGTTGGCGCTGCTTTGATGGCTGGTGGCGTTAGCCGTCAGTGGGCGGGTTATTGGCAACGGGCGGCTTGACTCGACTCTTCTACTGAACGTGCTAACTTGGCGTAATCTAAAACTAAGATAGGCCAACCATGACGGACCCTAACGGTGCAATAATCCCTGTTACTTGCCAGTGCGGCACAAAGTTCAACGTGCCTATCGGGGGGCTGGATTTGGAGACACTTGTTTTTACTTGCCCCGATTGCGGCACAAGCGACCAATTCACCAAAGAGCAAATCGCCAATATTGTCGCGCAGTATGACACGATTGTCGCTGCGGGCCGCCAAATCGCAGTCGATGAACTCAACAAGATTAGCAAGAGGTTCAACCGCAGCAATAAACGCCGATAGAGATTCTATCGACGCCATCATTGGGGACAAATCCCACGACAATTTACCTATTTGCATAGTCATAGATAGTCACCTTTTCTATTTAGCCTTTACCGCCGCTCTAAAGCCCACCGCACCGGCCTACCTTCAATCAGCGTCAGACCGCCCCGCGCAGCCTTGTTACGCAGCGCACTATTGAAGCTGGAACATATCAGTTTCAACTCGTCATAGTCCGGCTCTGGCATGTTGAGCCTATCCAGCACCATAAGCACGATCTGGCGGGTTGTTAGCGGCTCTGTGGCGTCTCTAAGGATTGCCAATGCCGTTCGCATACCAGCGCCACGGCTAGGCCATCTAGGCGGCTTGTGCGGCTTTCTGGCCTTTACACCATCGGCGGTCCATTCAGGCCTGTATAGCCGTATTACCGCTTCTATATGAGCAAGGCTTTGACTGTGCGAATTAGCCTGTCTCTCGGCTTGCTTTAATTGGCCTAGTATCTCTGAATACTTGTCAAACAAGGCGGATAGGACGTGGGTTTCTGCCATGCCCCCGCTTAAGGATTTCGGGCATTTCTAGCTAGACGGCGCTTCCTGTAACTGATACATAATGCCGGAGGTTTGTATTTATACGCCTGACTTCAACAACCAGTCGTGAAAGATTTTCACGGCTCTCTGCTTCAGCGCGCGGGGGCGACACACGAAGTAATAGCTGTAAGGGCTTTCGACTTCTGCACTGAAAAGCCGTGTCAGGCGCGGGTCGCGCGCGTCGGAGAAGTGGCTTCCGTGCATGATAGCAACGCCAAGGCCGTTTGCGGCCGCCTCCAGCATCAATGCGCCGCTATCAAGGCTATCGATCGCAGCCGGCTTCAGGCGGGGAACCCCCATGGCCTGCCGCCATGCGTCAAATATCATCGGCATGTCACTGTGGACCATGACGGTGTATTTTGCGAGGTCCTCAGGCTTTTCGACATTATGCTCCTTCGCCCATTTTTCAGAGGCGATGGCGTAAACAAGATTGCGGTCTAAGCGGACGCTGTAAAGCTTGGGGTCGACGTCTGCTGAGATGATAATTGCTGCGTCGACGACATCACCCAGCAGATTTTCAGCATGGCCAGATGTGTCTACATCGATATGAAGCTTCGGGAACGCCTTACGCAGTTCAGGCAAGCGCGGAATCAGTCTTTGCGAACCAAAAAGCGGCAAGAGCCCCAAGCGCAGGCGATATTCTCCGCCGCGACCGGCCAGCTCGTCAACCGCCTCTGCCATTGCGTCCATCGCTGGTTCAACGGCCGCCAGAAGTGCCTCACCATCCGCATTAATGACCATCGCTTGTGCGCGGCGGTCAAAAAGGGACTTGCCGATGAAGTCTTCCAGCGCCTTGATACGACGGCTGAGCGCGGGTGGAGATAATGCGAGTTCGCTCGCGGCAGCTTTTGCCGAACCCAGCTTAGCGACGCGCAAAAAGGCTTCCAGCGAGCGTAGGGGGGGCAATCTGCGCATATCATCTCCTAATTTTGCCGCACTGCAACAAAACATTTCTGCTTTCGTGATCGTGCAAATGTCACGAAAAACATGCTAAACCTATAAATTGTAGTTGCATCATTTGCAACAGCTATTGCACTGTTCGCACTTGCAAAAAAAATGAAACCCAACCAAAGGAGAAAGGCCTTTTAGGCATCCTCTCCTAAAGACTTTTTCAGGGTCGGCCTCGGTCGGCCCTTTTTTTATCCGAATTAGGCATGATCTGTGTCTTAGGGTCAGGACCACTTAAATCCACCTTCGCGGTTTGAGGCCATACTGTTCAGTGCAAGGCGGCAAAGCGCAGGCTTAGTGGTTCTAGAGCTTCGTGCATTTA